TCACATTGACAGAAGCTAACGACTATTTCGATACTTCCCCAGATTCTTCTACTTGGACAAATAAGACAGACGATCAAAAGAAAAGATCATTAATATCTGCTGCTAGATGGATTGATACTTTAGTTTTTTATGGCGATAGATGTGATGATGGACAGGCATTAAAGTTTCCAAGAAATAATTATCAGGTAGATGGTGTTGAACTGGCTTGTTCTAAAATTCCTAATGGTATTAAATATGCACAATATGAATTAGCCAGAGCATTGGCAAATGATACTGATGCTATTACAGGAACTACTGGTAAAGATGGTAATTTTTCTGAAGTAAAATTAGGAGATATACAGGTTAAATATAATACTGATAGTCAGGGAACTGGATCTATAAATAATATTCTTGACGTTTATCCGTGGCTGCAAAGTTATTTAGGAGCATATATGCTTGGTGGTGCTGGTAGTTTTCAACTTAGGGTGGTTAGAGGATAATGGCAGGACAGTTAGACTCAGCATTTAAACAGATTGCAAAACAGGTTGTAGCTGATCTGGGATCTTCTTTTAATTCTTCTATTGTCTATACAAGAAAAGCATCGGGAAGTTATAACACAGCTACAGGTGCATATACTACAAGCGATACGACTTACAGTATAAAAGCTCCTGTTGAGTTTATTAGATCTACTGAAACTGATGGAAGAGAAAGAAGAGAGGCGAAGATATATATTACACCTGATTTGATAGGAGATAATCAACCTGATTTTCAAGATGAAGTTACATTAACTTATGCTGGATCTACAAGAGTTGGACAGATAATTAATATAGATACAAAACAGGGTGGGCAAACCTATCTGTTTACTTTATTAGTGAGGTTGTAATGGCTAAAGGTAAAAATATTGAAAATGCACCATCTGACTTAAATAATAATTTAGAGAGAGATTTTAATAATTTTATACGAGGAGTATTGTTTGATTTGTCTAGAGAAGAAGATCCAATAAGTCCTATTGATACTGGTTTTTTTGCTTCAAGTTGGACAGCTAGTACACAAAGACCTAGACCAGATCAAGCAAGAGAGGATAATCCTCCTTGGAGTGAGATAGAGCCTTCATATGAAGGTAGGCCATCACCTGCTGCATTTGTTGAACCTAGATTTGCAAATAAAATAAAATATAATTTCAAACTTTTTTCTAAAGTCTATATAGGGAATAGGTCAGAATATGCTGCAAGTGCTTTAGGTTCTAGAAGAAGTAAAATTCCTCAATATATTCAAGGACAACTTAAACCACTTGTAAATGCAATATTCACAGAGAAAAAAGCTAAGATTGCTATTGGAGCCAGTAAATTTAAAGGTGGTCAAGGTGGTATTGGGCCATTTGCTGATCCAGAAAGAGAATTTGTTGATTACACTAATCTATGACTTTAGTTAACACCAGAGCAGCTTTTGAAAAAGCAGTAACAGATGCAGTTGCAGCAGTAGACGCTACTGTTGAAATGATTTATGACAATATGATTTATAAGACTCCTGGTAAGACTAAAAAATATATAATCATGTCAATAGATTTTGCACAGGCTACATCTCAAACACAGGGAGCATCTCAAGATTTTTATTCTGGTGTTATTCAATGTAATGTTTATGTTCCAAGAGGAAAAGGTACTTCTGTATTGTCTACTTTAGGCGAAGCTGTTATTGATGGACTTACTTCTGTTAATGCTTCTAATTATACAGATACCTTTAGTTGTAAACCTAGAGTTTTAGATGTTGTTGGTCCTGCACCTATTGTTTTAGATGACTCTGCACATTTTCTTGGCTTAATATCTTGCCAATTTACTGCCAACGCTTAGTATAATGATGATAGCTATACATTAACATGACTAGAGCAGTTGACCTTTTAAGAAACAAGTTTGGTGTTTCTCAACTTTATAAACATGACATCAAACAAGATGATGAGATTATTCTTACTGTTTATTGGCATCCTTTAACTATTGCTGAAAGAGAATCAATACAGAAAAAAGCATCAGATGATGTCAATGATTATGCTTTACAGATGATGATTGAAAAAGCATTAGATGAAGATGGTAAAAGAATTTTTCAAGATGGAGATAAAGCATCTCTTAGAAGAGAGGTTGAAGTTTCTGTTCTTGAAGAAATACAAATAGCAATGATAAATGCTGGTGCTGATAAGGAGGTTAAACAGGCTAAAGCCGATTTGAAAAGCTAATAAAGATTGGCAATTTTTATTTTCGTTAGCAAAAGAATTACATAAAACTGTAGCTGAGTTATGTCAGACTCTTACTATTGAAGAAATGATAGGTTGGGCTGCTTATGCAGAAATTGAACATGAAGAATATGAAAAACAAAAAGAACAAGCACAACGATCTAGTGCTTTACGAGGTAAAAAGAGGTAATATAGAGAAAATGTTTTAGTTTTTTTATAGCAAGTGGCTAATTATAACGTAGATATTGCTGTTGGTATAAAAAATGCACAGGCACTTAAAAAATTCAATAAGGAAGTAAAAGAAACATCTTTAGTTGTTAAAGGTTTAAATGAAGGTATAAGAAAAGGATCAAATGCTTATGAAAAATCATTAAGTGCTTTAAGTAAATCATTACAAAAAACAAAAGTTAATATAAATAATGCAGCAGTAGGTACTGATGCTTTTAAAAAATCAGCTTTAGATTTAGTAAAAGCAGAAAGATCTTTAAATAAAGAATTACGAATTAAAAATAAATTATTAAATGAATTTGAAAATATAGGTAAAAGAATTAGTCCTACTGAAAAATCTATAAGAAGAAATCAAGAATTAAGACAACGTAGACCAGTGCAGCCATTAAATCCTGCTGCTGGCAATTCTTTCGCTGCTTTTAGTAGATCAATTAGAGGTGCAAGTGCCTATAGCGGTCCGATTGGACCTGGACAAGCAGTTGCTTCTAATTTATTTTCAAGATTACCTCCTAGATCTGATGTCTTTCTTTCTTCTCCATTACCTCCTAGATCTCCACTGCCACCAAGATCATCAATAGAGCCTGGCAGGAGTTTATTTGGTCAGAGTGTAAGTATTGAGGGCAGGTCGGAAAGAATAATAAAAGAAAGATTTGCTTTAACAAGTAAATTAGCAGAGATGACAGAAAGAGATATAAAAGCAAAAAATAAAAGTGTAAATATTGAAGAAAGATTAAAGAAAGGTCTACAAGAAAGAAAAGATTTAAGTGCAGCTTTAGAAAAAATGGAGAAACGAAGTGCTAAAAATTTAAAAGATCAAGTTAAACAAAGAAATCAATCAAGAAAGATAGGTAGAGACAATGTAAGGTTAAAAATCAAAGAAGCACAAGCAACACGAAAACTTGCTGAAAGTGAAGCGTTAGCTGCTAGAACTGCAAGAAGAAGAAGATTGGGAAGCACAGCTAGTAGTGCAATTATTGGTGGTGCGTTTCCTTTATTGTTTGGACAGACAGGTGCAGCAGCAGTTGGTGGTGGACTTGGTGGACTTGCTGGTGGTGCTATAGGTGGTCAATTTGGTTTTGCCTTATCTATTCTTGGTACTGCAATAGGTTCTGCTATTGATAAAAATGATAAATTTAATCAATCTTTAGCTGCTTTAAATGTTCGTTTTTCAGATGTAAGTGGTAGTGCTCAACTTACTTCAGAAGATATTGATAAAGTTGCCAGACGTTTAAAAATTACAAAAGAAGAGGCTTTTGGTGTATTAGGAGCATTTGCACAATTTGGTTCGGGAAGTATTGCAACATCTTTAACAGAAATTTTTGGTGCTGATGCTGGAGCTTTTGATAGTGTAGCTAGTGCAAATAGACAGGCTCAATTAGCTAATCAAATTTTTGAAGCTAGAACAAAAATAGGTAATGAAGTTGCTACGCAATTATTAAATCAAAATCTAATTACTGATAGTGCAACTATTGAATTAGCATTAGCAGAAGCTAGAGCAAAAGCAGAAAATGATATTGCTGTAGCTCAAGCAAAACAAATAAAATTTAGCGATAGAGCTAGAGATTTAGCTGAAGAGTTATTGTTTAGAGGTGGTGGTGATCCAACAAGATATGGAGAAAATAGAGCAAATAAATTACAAAAAGAGTTTGAAGAAGGCAGGAATCAGAGAATGAAAGATTTTAAAGAAGCGTTAGAACAAGTAAGACAAATGCTTGGTCTTGTTAATGAGGCTAATAGTCAATTTGGACAATCAGGAGCTTTAGCTTTTTCTGCTATTGAAGATAAAGTAAAAGATTTACAAGACGAAATGAAAAAATTAGCAAATCCAATATACATGGTTATGACGTTATCAGAAACAATGGCAAATTCGTTTGAAGAATCCTTTAAAGGAATTATTAAAGGAACAATGACAGTTGCAGATGCGTTTAGAAATATGTTGAATCGTATTGCAGATCATTTCTTAGATACTGCTGCAAGAATGTTAGCTAACCAGTTTCAGCAAGGGATATTAGGTCTATTAGGAAGTATATTTACACCCAAACCGTTTGGTGGTGCACCTTTAGGTCCGTTAGGAAATCCATTAAGTCAGCATACTGATATGACCGTAGGAGTAAGAGCAAATGGTGGTCCAGTTATGAAAGGAGGAAATTATTTAGTAGGAGAAAGAGGACCTGAAATGTTTAGTCCAGGCGTATCGGGAATGATTACACCAAATCATGCTCTTGGTGGCTCAACAAATATTGTAGTAAACGTAGATGCTTCTGGTTCTTCTGTTGAAGGAGATGAAGAACAAGGTAGAGAACTTGGTCGTATGATTTCAGTTGCTATACAATCAGAATTAATTAAACAAAAACGACCAGGAGGTATGCTCG